TCATACATTGATTCGGTGATGTTAGCAATTGTTACTGCTGCTCCACCTGCTGTAGTTGCTCCTGCACTGTCTAATGCTGTAAGAATTAAATCAGTTTCTTTCTCTGCAAACTTTTTACCGATTGCTCTGATATTACGCTGTAGTAACTCAAACTGGCTATCTTCCATCATCTCTCTTGTAATTCTAACTGATACACCATACTTAACTGGCGTAAATGTTATGTTAGTAAAACCAAGAGAATCCATAAGTACTTCTGCTCCTTCTGCTACTTGATTCAAATCATTCAAAGAATTTTCTGATTCTAAGTTAACATCGAAAGAACTACCTTGTATCTGTGATGGTCCGAAAACCATAGCCGCCATCTCTCTTGGAAGTAATGTTTTGTCTACTTCTTCAATTAATGTTGGCATAATTAACTTTGGAATTAATAGTGTTCCTGCTGTTCCGTCATCCGTACTAATGTATTCTTTTATTTTTTCAAATGCCATTATAGATTTAAGTTTGCAAGAACGTACAAATTAGTTCCACTTGCACTGTTAGTCAAAGACCTTCCAATTACTGTCTGCGCTGGATATGTTCCTGTTGAACTTACTGTACCTGATGTTATTGTTAACACCGCACTTTCTGCTGTAACTGCTTGAGATACTCCAGAAAATGGTACAATATTTTGTCCTCCAGAAATTACTCCTGCCGACCTTAGTATGTATGTTCCTCTTGTTGCTACTGGTAAGTATGCATTTGTACCAGAACTAACTGATGCTAATGCTATTCCATTACAGTGTACGCTATCCTTTACATATAGAAATTCTATATCTGTAGGTGCATAATCTCCTGTGCTGCTTCCCACTGCTTGTGCAGATGTAGCTGCATTTGAAACTACTAATGTTCCAGCAATTATGTCTTCAGTTGCGACACCTGTAATTATTCTTGGATTTCCTCCATCTCCTAATACTTGTGCACCACTTGGACTTGCTGCCATTGTCATTGCCATTATCTAACTAACGTGAATGCTCCGCCTTTTATACTGCCAAAAGATTGGTCGATTTTATAACCTTCACTTACTTCAGATTCATCTTCTTCTTCTTCTTCCTTTGCTTCTTTAGGTTCCTCTTTTTCAGCCTCTACAGGCTTCTCATCTTCATCAGCTTCTTTAATGGCTTGTTTCATCCATTGTTTAACTTTTTCTTCAGTTACAGCTGGTTCAGGTGTAGATTCTTCTTCAGATTCCTTTTCAGGTTTTGTTTCAGGCTCTTCAGTTTTAACTTCCTCTTCTTTAGGTTCTGGTTTAACTTCCTCTTCTGGTGTTTCTACTTTTGCGTCTTCTTCACTCATTTTAACCTCCTTTATATTAATTTGAATATCACCCTTATTAGCATTATATGCTTCTTTTAAGGCGATTTGAAATGTAGCTCCTGAATCTGCAGGTACTGCTACTAAACTTAATTCTTTAAATGTAATTCCTCTTGGGATAAATATTCCATCCATCTCTTCGATGTCTTCAACTATTGCTCCAACACTTACTGTTTGTAATCTTCCATCTTTAATTAATTCTTTAATGCCTTCATCCATTACTTTGGCTCTGAACTCAACATTTTCATTCATCTCATTAAATTCGCCAACTAATACTCGACCCTTAATTGAACTAACTTTATTTTCATGGTCTATTAATAAAGGGACTCCCCTCAATGTTTGTGCACTTTTTTGTAATTCTTCTGGTAGAAATTTGTGGTTGTTACTTGTTACAACAGAATTAATTGCGATTCCTTGAATAATAAAATCCCCATTAATCATTCCCTGTTCTTGAATGTCAACTTGATAATTTAAATTTAGATTTTTCATAGTATTGTATAAGTTATTTACTCTTTTAAAGTTAATAAATATTGATAGCAATGGTATATAATTAACGCATTCTTAAAATAATCTTAATGTCTGTATTTTTCTTACCAATCACGGTGATTATGAGTTTCTCATTTAGATTAAACTCGCCATAACCTGAAGAATCTTTAAGGTCTTCTATTGGCGTTGTTGTTCTTGCTCTCGGCAACAAATAGTTTATTCCGGATATTTCCTTTCTTTGTAATATTAAATAACCTAATTCACTTTCTATTATTAGTTCTACTTTTTCGATACCATCTGATTCGTTGACATCTATTAAAATTGCATCTAGTTTGCCGACTATCTTTTTAGTTGTAAATGATTCTTGTCCATCGCGAGTATTTATGCTTATTTTAGTTTCCATGATTTCTCTTTATTAATCTCCTTCTTGTAGTGCTTGCACTTTGTCCAACAATGTTTAATCTATCTAAATTTTCTCCTTCTAATCCTGGTTCAGTCCATTGAAATTGATTCTCTGCTCCACCCGCATACATCTGCATTTTAGTAGAAGGTTCTAATGAGCTTCCGGTGTTGTCTTCCCATGGTCCAATTACTGGCACTGTTTCCATTGCTAATGCTGAGCCTGCATTTATATCCAAATCATAATTGATGTCTCCGGTATTATTCATTCTTAATACTCTTTGTCTAGTTATTGGGTCTACTATCATCTTTTTCCTGTTCTTCTAGTAGTTGAGCATCCACCTCTTCCTGCATTCGCTCTTGTACCTTTTCCAGAACCGTTTTTTTTAGGTTGTCCTTTCATTTATTCCTCCAACAAGAACTTATCATTAAAGTCTTGTATTTTTTTATGAACCTTTACGAAACAATCTCCACATACCCATCTACCATTGAATTTAGTTAATGCATTTTTTTCACATTTGAAACATTTTGGTCTGTTGTCTTCAGTTATCTGTATCATTGTTTATTCTAATACACTTAACCAGGTGCATCTACATGCTACGTGGACAGGTATTATTCCTCTACTTTCGTTTAATTCAAAAACCTGACCATTTAATGCTTCACATTGAGGGCATGTTCTTTCAGATAAAGCTGCTAGAAATCTTACTTTTTGAATGTTGTTTTCTTTGTAAGTATCTAGTAGTCCTTCATTTGATAATCTTACTACCTCAGTTCTTGCAATCATGTTCGGTCTTAATTTTGCTGCTGCAGTAATCTTACCATCTTTTAATCTATCTTTTAATGCTATTGAGCTGTCTATTTCTTTTTGTATATCGAAGATTGATTTGTTCTTTCTAAATGCATCCTTTAAAATTATTCTTAATTTGTTTATTTCTCTTTTATCCAACAGTCCATTTATTAGGTCTTGGTCTGTCATTGCTGCTAAGTCTGCAAAGCTATCTGTCTTGAGTCTCTTTAATATTCTAACTAAGTAATCTGAATAATTGAATCCTGCCATCTCCTTGAGATTTGTGAACTCTCTTATTGACATTATGCCACTCTGTGATTCAGTTAATTGTTGTCCACACCCACATCCAGGCATGTGCTTATTTTTAATTAACATTAAATCATGACTTGCATTAGCTCCTGGTTTAGCTCCTGGTACTTCTGGTTGTTTTATTTTACTTTCTTTTTTTGCTTCTGGAGAGTCACTTGCTTTTGGTTTTTCTTCTTCTTTTGGTTCATATTTAAAATCATCTTCTTTATCTTTCTCAATTTTATCTAATCCTGGTTCTGGTGAAAGTAAGAATTTACTAGCATCATCAAAGTCTAATAGCTTTGCTAATTCTAATTGTAGCATTCTTTTCATGTTCTCACTTATTCCAAATGAGTTAAGAAGTTGCGTTACCTTTTCAATACGAGCGTTTATTTCGCTCTCTCCAGGAAGATTCCATATAAAGTTAGGATTTTCACTTGCTCCAACTGCTTTTTTATCTAATCCTAATGCATCACTATCTGGGAACTTTTGACTTAATAGTAGTGGTTTAATTACTTTTTCTTCAACTATGCTCTCTATTTCTTCTCTAATTGAACGAATAAACCTCTCAAAGTCTTCACTTTGTGCATTTGCTAGTCCCTCTGCCACATTTGCTTTTCCTAATAAAACAACAGGAATATTTAATGATGTAGCCAAACTTTCTTTATCATATTCTAATGTACTAGTCAAATTGTTTCCTATTCCAGCAAAGTCAATTAATTTCATTTCAATGTTACCATCTGTTACCCACTCTGTTTTGTTAGTCATGTATTGTAACTTAGCACTCATTGCTTCAATATCTTCTGTTTGAACTGATTCTCCTGGCTGTCCTATTTTAACATGAAGTGGCATCCCTGCTTTTCTAGTCATTAACTTGTGTAAGTCTTGCTCATTTTGAACTGTGTTAGTGATTGTTCTCTCAGATGGCCATATTAATCCTATTCCATAAGGTTCATTAGAAATCTTATTCATCTTTAAGTGAGCAATTTGATTTGGTTTAAAATTTGTTAGTGAGGTGCTATTTCTATTGAAGCCATTAAGATTACCTAACCATTGATTGTATTCTTTGACCTTTCCTTTCTTGTCTCTTTTTACATACATGTTGTTTGCATTAAGAACTCTTACATTTGCATTCTCTAAGTCTAACTCCATGAATCCGTTACCTTTTAGTACTGCTTCTTTGACCCATTCTCTAAGAATGCTTGGAAAGTTAGTTGTATGTAAAAAATCATCAATAAATGCTTGAATGTTTTCATTGTCCACAGTTAGTTGAAAGTCACCAACAATTGCATTTTTAATTTTATTAACAACACCATTAATTAGACCAATCTTCTTAAATGATTTCTCCATGTCCTCGAAGCTAAATGGGTGCACTGCTCCTAGTTCCTTTGGAAACTTTATCTCTTTGTCTAAGACCACTCCCTTAAAATTTTCATATATAGAAATATTTTTCTCTTGTTCACTTAATGCAATGTAACCTTTTACTTCAGCCATGGATTACTAAATACTTAATCCTTTAAATATTTTGAATAAAGTGGTATATACTCTGTTTTAGATATAATTAAGCAATGTGTGGTCTGTAGCCGCCTTTTACTTCGAATAACATTCTCATCATTAGTGCATCTGAGAAGTCTGTACTTCTTCCTAGTTTTTCTTTCATCTCTTCCTTAGGTATTAATTCTATTTTGCCATCTTTATCTATATTCTTTTGTGCTATTTGTTCTAGGTCAGCAATAATTAAATCTTTTATTTCTCCTGCAGCATCTCTATAGCATATTTTTCCAGCATTAACATACTCTGCAAGTTTAAAATAACATTGTGCTTTTAAGTTCCCATAGTTGTGAAATTTTTTAGTGTGCTCTGTTTCTATTGCCTTAGAATTATTAATAAATCCCTTACAGTTGGGAATGTAATCTACAACTCCCATTCCGCCAACACCATCATCATCAACAACTATGTTTGAATTGGGAACGCCATTAATTTTTGCTAATTCTAATATGGCGCTCACCACCTCTGGTCCAGAGCTCTTAGCCATTACTTTCATCTGCTTGATTAAAAGTCCATGCCATACCATTATGACTGTTTTATCTAATCCAAATCTAGCCACATCGCAGGAAATGTATCTTTGTTCTTTTGGCGTATGATAATAATCATTTGTAAAGATGTCTATAATCTTATCATACTCAAATAACTTACTTGGGTCATCATCATATTCAAAGTTACCATAAAGTAATCTTTCCTTAGTAATCCTATCAGCATTCTTTAATTGTTCAATATAAGATGGGTCTAAATATGTATTGTCTGTTGCTAATGCAGTGATAAAAACTCTATGTTTAGGTAGTTTATTATCTTTAAATGGTTTATAATATCTATGATATACATGATTCTTAGATGGATTAAATGTTTCTAATAGCTTCGGTATTAAATTATACTCCTCATTCTTACCTCTACCTAATCTTGTTTTAATTATTTCAATTGATTGTAATTCGTTTTCATTTGATTCATCAATAAAGGCTCCAGTCAACTCTAGTCCACCAAATCTGGTATATAATGGGTCTGATGGTTGATAACTCATATCCATTAGAAATATCATTGATTTATTCTTTAAATGAATCACATTTGTTTGAGAATTAAGGGTGAGTATATCATTAGGATTAATTTTCATAACATCTATAACTTTAAATAATGACAACAAAGTAGTTTTCTTTAGATTAGTTAGTTCTCTTCTACCAATTAACCATGAAGTTCCTGGATAAGCTAAGGCTTGAGATAATATCCAGAAGCATCCAATAAAAGACTTTCCTCCGCCTGCTGCTCCACCATAACCAATTTCAGTAGAAGTTGCATCAATTAGTGTCTTGTATGCTGTTGTCTGTTTCGCTGTTAGGTGAAACTCTGCTTTCATTTGTCATCACCACCTTTATTTCAGTAACACCAATACTTCCAGAATGTTCTGTTTTAATATCCTTTTGTTCTACATATCCTCTAGTTTTGCCTTTGGTAGCTAATAAGAATTTTGTAGCTCCTAAATCTCTATCTGCTACTTGTTCAAATAAACTAGTTTCAGCCATATCTAATATCTTTTCAGTCTCTGATTTAACAATCTCTTTAGATTCTGGGTGTTTATCCATCCACTGATATAAACCTCTTCTGGTTACATGTATTCTATTAGCAATGGTAGTAATAATTCCACCACTGTCTAATGCTGCTTCTTTAAAGTTTTTAATGTTTATTTTTGCCATTTTACTTTTGCTTTCTTTGTTTTCTTTGTTTCCTTTGTATACTTTGTATATATATCGTTTAATATATTTTAAGTTATATATTTATGAATATATACTTTATTTCTTACTTAATGCTCTTTCTAAAGCTACAATACCATCTTCCATTATTGTGTAAGTTTGATTGAATCCTTTAAATTTATACTTCTTTGCTTTAATAAATACTTGTACTTTATGTCTATTAGTTAGATTTTCATCATTTCTTTCATGTTCATCTATTAGTTCAAAGTTCTTTAAATCTGAATACTTACCCCAATTAATCTTTATTGGTTTTATATCTTCTGGCTTAACAAATCCATTCTTTCTTAGTGAGACTAATGCCTCTGATTTATAGTGGTCATTAAAGTCTGCTCTTGCTACGTGAGCTGCAAATGGTATTCCTTTTTTGGTTGCTTCTTGTTCTTTCTCTACTAATTGCTTTTTAAATTGTGCTTCTACTGTTGCTTTGTTACCAATTAGTGAGACAAATCCTGTTGTATTGCCATCTATTCCTGGTGTTAAGTCTTTTTCTGCATCTGTTTGTGGTCTAATTATTCCTGCCATTTTACCTCCCTTCCATGATTGTCTTTAAAGTTAATTAATTGTTTTAATATTATTTCTAATTCTTTAGTTGATTTAAATTTCCAGGATTCACCATCTATGTTTAATCTCCATTCACCTTGAAACATTTTTATTGATATCATTTTGTTGTAATTAGTGTAAATAGAATTAATATAACAAAATAAATTGTTAGTTCTACTACATAAGCTAATAAATTAAACCAAAAACTCATAAAAGGTTGTCCATTAAATATTAATGCAAATAGGTTTGCTACTAATAATATTGTACTAATTGCCACCATTAAATTACACCTGCTGGAGATTCTACTCCCTCTTTAAGTTGTCTTTCCATTTCTTTAATTGTGTTATTCTTTTCAGTTATCATGTCTGAGATTTGTTTTAATGTTTTTTCATCTGCTTCATCCTTTCTAGTTCTTAATGTTGTTCTCCATCTATCATCAAATTCTCTTAAGTATTTTTCTTTTTCTTTTAGGTCTTTATTATATTCTAGGCTTTCAGTTAATTCAACAACATCTATTGTTAATCTAAACATTCCTTTATTTGTTAGTTCCTTTTCTGTATCGTCTAATTGTCTTTTCATATTAAATCTTTACCTACAAGTTTATCTATCATTTCATATAAGTCTTCAACATCAGGAGTAAAGCTTGGTGTTTGGTTAAAAAATCCAGCTTTAATCTCTGCTTTCAACAACTTAATAAATTCTTTAACCTCTTGTTTTCTAAATACTTCATCATCTTCACTACCTGCATAATCTCCTTCCCTTATAGCTTCTTCACTTAAATTAAACTCAGGTAACTTTCCACAGTTTGTTGTTAAATCTAATTCTTCATTTGACATTGCATCATCCTCTACAAAGTGGTGAGATTCTTTTGTCATAGAAACACCTCATCTGTTAATTTAATTTGTTCATCAATTATCATTCTACAAAATTCATCTGGTTTAAAATCTGGAAATTTATTAAAGAATTCTACTTGTCTAAAATGAAATCCAATGCATCTTTGCACTATTTTCTCCCTTGGTTCTACTTTTCTTCCCATATGCAAGTTAATTACTTAATTAGAGTACTTAAATGTTTCTATAAGTTAATATGCTTCTTTCCTTGACATATTTGCTTGTTTAAACTAGCTTTCTGCTCCGGAGTTAAACTTCTTTGAAAATTAAGAACAGCACTTTGTTCAATTGATATAATCTCTTTAGATTGAATTGTTATTTGTTTTATCCAACTTTCCTCTAAATCAATTCTACTATTTTTTTGGCTGTCTTCTGCCATGTAAAATTATTGGCAGTTTTAATTGCCTCCTCTTTTCTACTCTTTAAATTTGATTGCGTTGCTGTTCTTAGTTTTAATTTTAATTCTTCTATGTTTGGGGTCAACCATTTGATTCCCTCATATTGTAATTCGTGTTTAACTTCTTCTAGTTCTCCACTTATTATCCATCCATTTGTGTTATCAACAAAATCAGTTTGTCCTCCAAAGTCTGTAGTGATTACTGGTTTACCACAAGCCATTGCTTCTATCATTGGTATTCCAAAAGACTCTGCTCTAGTTGGACACACAAATACATCAGAGTTATTATAGAGTTTAACTAGGTCTGAATAATTGTAGTTGTTTACATCAAATATAATCTTTGGTCCATCCTCATTGTAACCTAAATCTTTTAGTATTTGTTCTACATTTGGGATTCCATAAGCTGGATTAATCTTAACTAATAATTCTACATTCTCTTCTTTTGTAAATTCTTCTATAAAAGCTTTAATCAAATACTGAGTCCCTCCACGGTCTTCAAGATTACGAAATCCCTTATTAGCCAAAAAAACAAACGGTTTTTCAGATTTCATATTCTATACTCTCCATAATTCCATCTAAGATTCCCTGATGTATTTTATAATTCTTATCTAAAAAACTTAATGCTTTTATCCTAAGAACTGTAAATCCTTGCTCTTCTAGTTCTGCAGTTCTTACTAAATCCATTGCTTTAGTTTTTGGTCTATTATGCCAATATTCTCCATCAATCTCTATAACAAGTTTTGGTTCAATAAAAATATCACATTGATAAGCATGTTTGATTTCTTTCATATACCTATGTTTTTTAAATTTGATTTTTCGTTTAGTAAGTTCTTGTTGTATTAGTTTTTCATGTTGGCTTTCATAAACTCTTTTTTGTTTTGCTCTTGCTGTTTTGATTTTCTCTCTATATTCTGGATTTTCTTTAAATAATCTCTTAATAGATTTGCTTATATTTTTTCTAGTTTCTAAAGATACTATTCTCCCTTTACCTCCAGAACCATTAGTATTTCCTTTTAGTGCAATTTTATTCTTTTCACTTATCTTTCTAGCCCTTTCAGGATTTTCAGAAATTCTTTTTACAATTGCATTAGTCTGACTAGTTAAACCTTTATTCCAGGGGATTGTTCCTTTACTTGGTGCCATAATTAAATCAATTGATTGCATATTATAAACCTTTCTCTATTGGATAAAACTTATCTAAATCTACGCCATGAGGCATTACTTTTACTTTGTCCCAAAACTCTTTATCTGGTTTGTGGTTTAAATCTTTTTCTCCACCTTCCCAATAAGATTTCTCTAGTGCTTCATAAGTGTGTTTGCTTGGTACAAATATAAATTCTATTTCTGGATTAAGACACTCTTCTAAATAACAGTCTGGTATTTTGTCTCCTTCCCAAACTAAGAATACCCAGTTTCTTTTTGCATTGGTGTGTAGTTTCCAGTTTAATGGATTTGTTATTATTAGATTTATTTCTCCTGGTTTCCTTTTAATCATTTCGAGCTCTTTATCATTTACCATTCTTTCCCAACCTTGAACTAATCCTGTTTGTAAACTAACCTCAGTTTCATCTGCTAAGGCATTAGCTAGTTCTCTTGTGTGAATTTCATAACCTGAACTGCCTAGAAAATTTCCAATAATATTAATCATGGTTCCTCCTCAAATGAGGATAAATGTCAAATTCTTTTTCACATGTATAACAAATTGTGTTTATCATTCTTCACCTAATCCTGTAAAATCTCTTGAGCTTCTTATCTTTGCACCCAATCCATCCACTAATCTGATTCCTAATTCTTGGCATACTTGTTTTTCAGGAATCTCATCGGAAAATCTATCTCCACCTTTTGCAAAGATGTCTGGTTGTAATGCCTCTAATGTTTTACAGACTGATTCATCCGTGTCAATACTTGTAACTACTCTGTCTACTCCTTTAATACTTTGCATGATTTTCTTTCTTTCTTCTTCTGGCATAAATGACTTTCCTTTTTTGAGAATGCATTGCTCATCAGTATTTAGTATGATTACTAGCTCGTCTGCTAGTTTACTTGCTAATTTAATTCCTTCCAAATGTCCAACGTGCAATGGGTCAAAGTAACCACTAAATGCAACTACACTAGATTTGTTTCTTTCATTAGCTCTTGTTTGCTTAGCTTTTCTGACGTAAACCATTTTTTTAGTTCCTCCTTATTTTCTTTAGTAAACTTCTCGAATTGTTCTTGATTAAATTGAGTCATGTTTTGAGTTGGTCTCTCTCCACCGCTTGGAGTCATCTGATGATAATTTATTGCACCTAAATCTACTCCTATTTTGAATCCACTCATTATTGCTTTGTAACTAAATATTTGTTCTTCACGGAAACCATGATTGCTTAATGGTGTTGGATAGTATTTTACTTTCTCGTGTACTTCTCTTTTAATTAATGCACATGAACGAAAGTGGTGTGCTGGCAATACTAAAGCTTCAGTGTATTCCATTCCACAATCATCACCATTTAAAATGTGTTTTCCATCTTCATCTAAAACAACTTTATTTACTATTCCATTTAAAAATTTAGGATTTCTTCTAAATGTTGGCACATGCATTGCCACTGTTACACCGGAGGCTATATCAAAATTCTTTAAAACATCATGCAATCTTTCAAGGTAATCAGGTTCTAGAATAACATCATCATCCACTCTTAAAAAATAATCATAATCTTTTTCCATTGCCCAGTCCACTATTGTTTGTCTAGCTCTGCTTACGCCATTTACAAAATCTGTTCTCTTAATAAACACCTTGTGGCCTTCTAGTTTTAATCTATTTATCACACAATTAAAGAAATGGTAATTAGTTAGAGGTGTCCCAGAGCAGTCGTCTAAGATATAAATATCGTAATCACTATTGGTTTGTGTTCTGAGACTTTGAAGTAATAAAGATATTTCTGTTGGTCTATCTCTTACATTAATTAGTATTGCTGTTTTATTTTCCATTTTTCTTGAAAGTATTTAGCATGAGCTTTTTTGATTTCTTCTGCAGCCATTGGGTGTTCTTTCTTTCTATGATGGTCTACCCAGTAATCTATTTGATAAATATTTAATCCTGCATTTTGAACTCTGTAAGAATAATCAATGTCATCTCCTTGTCCTGGATTAAAGTTTTCATCAAACAAACCAACCTCATTAATTACTCTCATTGGCATATACATATTCCAAGTTCCTGCCCAATGTAATCCATCTAAATAATCTGGACCAGAAACTCCACCTCCACTAAGACCTATAACTTGTCCACATAATTCATTCTTACCAACCTCTGCAAATGTTTGTAACCAATCTCTTTCATATAATTTAAAGTGTATTACATCATCTTGAGTAAAATATACACCTTCACATCCTAATTCTTTTGCTCTTTTAATTCCATAATTCATTGCATCAATATAACCATTGCATTCTATGTGATGAGCTTCTACTTGTTCAAATTGTTCTGCCCATAAGTCTGCATTTTCTTTAGTTCCATCAGTACTTCCGTTTTCTACTATAATTAATTTGTAAGGATAATTCGTAGTATGAACTAAGCTTTTAATTGCATATTTAAAACTCTCTCCGCCATTTCTTGTTGGTAATATAATTCCTATCATTTTTTAGCCTCCACAATTTCAGCAATCATTTCTTTTAATCCTTTTGTTACTTTCCAACTTGGATAATCTTTCATAAATTTATTAGGATTACAATAAAAACATATGTGGTCTCCCATTCTATTTTTATCCTCATAAGCATAATTCAATTGAATTCCATGTTCTTCTTTTAGAATGTCAATTACTTCTAATATTGAAATTGTGTTATTTTTTCCTGGACCTAAATTATATACTTCTCCATGTTTTGGATTCTTGTAGAAATGATATAATGCATTTACTACGTCATAGCTATGAATCTGGTCTCTTACTTGTTTTCCACCATAACCAAAAATAGTGTAGGGTTTACTTTGCACTGCACACTCAATAATATAATTCAAAAATCCATGAAGTTCTACTGCTGAATGTTGTGGTCCAGTTAAACATCCTGGTCTAAATATTCCAATGTTTAGATTAAAGTATCTACCATATTCTTGACATGCTATGTCCGCTGCAGCTTTACTTGCTCCAAAAAGACTATGAGTGCATTGGTCAATACTAAATCTTTCATCTATCCCCTCACTAGTTACACCAATCAAGTCTTGTCCTGCTGCATAGTCATATCTTTTTTCCATCTCAACTAGATTAGCTTTGTTTGGATTATCTCCATACACTTTACTGGTGGAAGTATAAACAAACACTCCTTTACTAGAGTGTAATCTAAAGGCTTCTAACATATTGAAAGTAGCAACTGCATTAACATCAAAATCTGTAAACGGTTCTTTTACTGCCCAATCGTGAGCAGGTTGTGCTGCTGCATGAATTATTAAATCAAATGGTCCTTCTTCTTCCATAAACGCTAATAATCTTTCTCTTTCTCTTAAATCAAAATAATAATTAGTAAATTTATTAAATTTGTTTAAAGCAACTAAATTCATAGAAGTATCTCCTTTTTCTCCAAAGAAATACTTTCTCATGTTGTTATCTATTCCTAATACCTCTGCTCCTTTCTCAAGAAAGAATCTACATGCCTCTGAACCAATCAATCCTCCTGAACCTGTAACTAATACTTTCATTTTACCTCCCTTGGTTTATTACCTAATGTGGTGTAATATTCGCATCTAACATCATAACCAGTGCAGTGGTTACATGTTTTTTTAAATCCTTCTGGCTCTTTATTGTATTTTCTTATATCCTCATTTACTATTTCTTTCCACTCACAAATTGTTTCTAACATTTTACCTCCAATACAAAGTGTAGTTCTTTTCCATATCTTTTATCAGTATCAATTTCTGTTCCTACATCTACAACTTTTGATGAAATTAATCTAAATTCATAACCAGTTTCTTGAGGTATATTCCAATCTGTAAAAAACACTGCACTTTTCTCATTCCAAAAAGATTTGTGTTCTGGAAAATTCATTAAGCCATCTCCAACTGGTACAACAATACTTATTTTTGTTTTATCTTTACACACTCTCCACATCTCTTTGATTACAAATTGAATATCATCTGGACCAATGTGTTCTAAACAATGCTCTGTGTAGATTTCATCAACTGAATTATCATCAAAAGGTAACCCTCTAGTGATGTCTCTTTTCATGTCTGTTTTCCAAAAGCTAGTTAAGTCTATGTTTATCCATCCATCCATATATTTCCTTCCGCTTCCCAGGTGTAATTTTCTTTTATCCATTTAATATCTTAATACCTCCAAGTCTAATCTTAATTCATCTCCAGAACCATCCTCTGTTCTTATTACTTCTTTGTTTTTTATATTAAACATTGGTTTCTTGTTTGTAAAAAAGATTGTAAAAAAATCTTCACTTCCCTCATCAAAAGGTATTCTATGTTCTGGCCATTTTTGCCAATTTTTTCCTATTGGCACGATTATTTTTATTATTGCATTGCCACAACAAACTCTATATAATTCTTTTACAAAGTTATGAATTGCTATTGGGTCTAAATGTTCTAAAACATGTGTTGCTATAATCTCACTAATGACTCCATCATTGAAAGGTATTCCATTATTTAAATCCCATAGTAGGTCTGGTCCATAAGCATTGTTTATATCTATATTTATGTAGTCCTCCATAATGCTTCCTCCGCTTCCTAAGTTTAATTTTAATTGTTTCATTTTTCAAATATGTAGACTTGTTCCTTATATAAAAAATTGTCTGGGGTTTTAATTAGTTTTAATCCTCTCTTTTCAAATTGTGATAGCCACCACTCTTCACTCTCTTTTATTATGTGAGTTGGGTCTATTTCTAATGCTGGATTTCCTATAACTGGCACACTAATTAGAATATACTTTTTTGTTGATTCAATCATGTTATCTATTGCATGTCCTAAATCTTCATACTTCAAATGTTCTAGTACATCAAATGCTACCACTAAATCTTTTGGATGCATTGTACCTTCTGTAATACTTCCTTGACTTACTCTTTCATGTAATCTATTCTTTACAGCGTATTCAGATAATTCCATTCCATAAGTATCTACTCCTAATTTATTCATAGTGTAAACTCTTTGTCCCATTCCACAACCATAAATCAAGCAAGTCTTTGGTTTAAAAAACTCTTTCCAATTGATTGCATCTTGATAGTGTTTAACTTCCATGTTCTCTCTTCCTTGAAAATATAATTTATCTCTACTCATTTGGAACTCATTTAAAATTGCATCTGGTAATTCTAGTGGATTAAATTGCTTTCTTGGATATAAATTAAATAGATGTTCGAAGTACCACTTGTCTAAATAATCTTTAGAATGTATTTTACTTTTGTTTAAATGGTTTTCGTATTTCTTTTTAATATTAAACATTCCATCAATGTATGATAGGTGCCAAATAACTAACTTACTTATTCCAATTCCTTTAGTTTGTGATTTTGGAATTAATAGTGGATGTTCCTGCTCTGGGTATTTATCTACTTCACTTATTTTAAAAAATCTGTTTAAGACAAAGTGTGTTTCTTGAATGGAGTCTTCATAATTTAAATTTCCTATTAAATGTCTCATCTTTGGAGAATACACGCCAGGTTTAGCTTGATTAATAAATTTCTTAAATTCATTCATATTTTCTACCACCTCATCTGGGTCACAAACAAGCATCCATTCGTTTGGAAAATGTTTTTTAGCATATTCTAAATATACATTTCTTGCCTTACCATTCATTCCCTTATTTTCTTGGTCATAAGGATTATTTATGATTATGAGTTTATCTTTAAATTTTTTTGCCCAATCGTCTAATTTTCTTTTAGTTTCTAAATCTTGTGCACCCCAAACAAAAATTATTTTATCTGCTTCTTTAACACTCTCAAAACTCATATCTATAAATTTTGCACAATAGTCTCCAATATATCCTATTATCATTTTTCATTAAGTTTATGCAATTTAGTGTGAAAATCATTAGTCATAAGTTGTAAATTCTCAACCCTATTATCATCTCTTATTCCATTAATGTGATGAATTACACATCCTTTTGGTAGTCTATGAAGTTGATTAACTTTTAACCAAATTAAGTGGTGTTCTTGTATAAATCTTCCATTTAAATTAATAAACCTATAGCCTCTTGATTTATAATGTCCTTTTCCTTTACCTAACCAAAAAGGTTTCATTATTCCTTTTTCATATTTTCTTTTTAAAGTTTTTCCTATTTTTATTTTTCTTTGTTCATTAGTTTCTTTAGACATTTGTTGATTAATAGATATTCCTTTATTCCAGGCCTTTTGCCCTTTATGTGCTTCTGACATCTTCTTTCTATAATCTGAATTTTTCCAGAGTTCTTTTGTTTTACATCCCAAATTTATTTTTTCCATTTGTTTACTCCTATAAGATATTCTTGAAAGTTTATGTCTTCCTTTTTTGTAGCCAACACATAGAAATCAGTGTTATGCTCTATAATTCTGTAATCCATTTTTAGTAATTCAAAAATATATTCTAATTCTTTTTTACTATAAAATTCCATTATTGGATTAGTTCCACCAAACATTGGCCTAAATATTAAACTTGATTTAAACATTTGTTCTAATTTTTCTAAGTTTGGAAATTGAATTAACATTTGACCACCTTTTTTTAATGAGTAGTTTATATTTAACAACACTTGAAAAGCTGTAATCTTATCTAAATGTTGTAATACAATTAAACTATATGCCTTATCAAAGTAGTTATTCATTAATTCTAAGCCATCATTATTTCTTAACATCTTAAAAGTTATATTATCTTCTTTGCAATAATTTGTAGCATGTAGAATCATATCATCTGAAATGTCTGCCCCAATTATTTGATTGCATTGTTTGCTTATTGGTTGTGTTAGTCTGCCTATTCCGCATCCGAAGTCTAAAACAATATCTGTGTTCTTAATGTTTAATTCTTTTAATAATTCTAGGTGAGCCTCAGTGGTCTTTTCAAAGTCTCCAATTAATACTTTCTTCTTTGCTTCTGAAAATGTTTCTGCATTTGTCCAATAGCTATTCATTTTTATGCTCCCATGGACACAATGATTTCTTGTGTTCTTTCCATTCATCTCTACAAAACTTTACTAGTTTATTAATGTTTCTTAATCCCGTATCCACATTTGAATCTAACATGGTTTGATGAGTTTTCTTACTGTTTATTTTTACTCCAAAGTCTTTGGGGTTCTCATAAATTGGAGTTCCTGGATAAGCAATCAATGGATAGAAATCTGCATAATCTAAATCTAATTCAATTGCTTTTGCAAGAGTTCTTTTTATTGTTTGTTCTGTTGCTCCAGGAAGGTTCACAATAAAGCTTCCTCTTATTTTAATTCCTAATTCTTGGCATATCTTAATTGCTTTCAAATGGTCTTCAACTGTTTCTCCTTTATTTGCTAACTTGAGGACTTGATTATCAAAGTGCTCTAATCCAAATGAGATGCTTCTTAGACCTGCTTCTTTTAGATATTTCATTAACTCTTCATCTACTCTATCGGTTCTAGATGTGCATCTAAAAGAAATATTTAGGTTTTCTTGTATAATTCTATTACATATTTCAATAGCTCTACCTCGATTAGCAGTAAAATGGTCATCTAAAAAGTAAAAAGAATCATATCCTTTAGCAATTAACCCCTTGATTTCCAGTAGAACTCTATCTGGCGAATGTACTCTATAAATTCCTAAGTTTCCTCTTGTACAGAAACAACAATTATATGGACAACTTCGACTAGTTAATAATACTGCAGTCTTGTGTCCTTCTTGATTTAAAGTATAAGGATAATCTGTTTGGTCATGTGGTATTGGCAAACTATCTAGATTCTCTTCATATGGAATTGAAATTACTCTGTCTCTTGTTCCTTCAATTATTTCAATGATTGCTTTTTCTCCTTCACCTTTTACAATATAATCAAAGTAACCTAATCCTTCTTGAGAATTTGTAGCATGTGGACCTCCAGCAATTAATGGTATATCTGGATAATTATGTTTTAAGTGCATTGAGAAATTAGTAATCCAATCTAAATATGGAGTGACAGTTGTTATTCCTATGAAGTCACACCCTTTAATCTTTTCTTTTAGTTCATCATATGAGTCATGATTTAAATCTGAGATTACTGCTTCATGTCCTTTGTCTCTTAAACTTCCTGCCAGATAGAGTAATCCCATGTTTGGTCGGTCGCCAGCATCCATAAGAATGTGTTTCTCTGGCGGACTAATTAGCACTACCTTCATTTAATAATTTCTCCCATTGTTTAAATACAATATTCCAATCATACTTTTCTAAGACAGCCTTACGACCATTTTGACCCATCTCCTTACACTCCTTTGGATTTTTACTTAAGTAAACTAACTTGTCTGCACAATCTTTAATGCTACAGAATCCTCTTTCTACTTCCCAAGAGCCTGTCATGGTTCCATTCAAAGCGTTTAAATCATATTCTTTTGAGTCTGTTTCAAACATATTTATTTCTTCTACACCACTTAATTTTATTCCTAGTCCTGCTTTATTTTCAATTACTAATTCAGGTGTACTTGTATAATTAGTTGCTAGGACTGGAATCTCACAGGCCATTGCTTCAATTATAGGAATGCCAAATCCTTCTCCAGAAGTAGTTAATAGAAAGCAATCCATTAGATTATATATATTAATCATTTCCTTGTAATCAAATCCTTTATGTGCTTGCATTCCTGAGAAGATAACTCGGTTCTCTAGACCATATTTTTTAATCATGCTTTGAATATTAAACATTTGTCCTGCTGGGTCATTTGGGTCTAAGTGTAAAAACAAAACAGCATTAGGTATTTCATCTGCAGCTAACTTCATTGACTTGATTGTTCTATCTAAATTCTTTCTTGGTTGATTACGTGCCACTACTCCGATAACAAACTTATCTTGAACACCCCATTTTATTCTTAATGCTTTTCTTTCTTCTTCTGGAAGTCTATAAAAAACATCTGTATCAACCCCATGTGGTATGTGTTCAACATTTAATCCATGATAATCTTTTACTTGCTTTTGTCCAAATTTGGCCATTGCAACTGGATGATTTATCTTCATTAAAATTCTTTCACAGTCCTTCGGTAATCCACCACCACCATCACTTGGAAACCAAAAATATGTTTCAGCTGGTGATGTATCTTGTTCTAAAAATTTACTTTGATATAACATAAACGTGTCTAATAAAATAATAAATTTATCTGGTTTAATTTCAGTTAGTAAAGCTCTCATTGAATTGGCAAAATAACTCGGAGCCATTTCGCCATAAATAGTATATTTAAATTCTGTTCCATCTTTTAGTTTTACATACTTTAAAGTTGTTCCATTGTATGCGTTTGCTAAGAAATGTACTTCATGACCTTTGGCTGATAGGTCTCTAGCTAACTTCTTTGCTTGGTCTGAATAGCCCGTTGGTATCATTGGACTATCGCTTAAAATCATCACCTTCATTTTTATGTTCTTACTTCATTTAGATTGAATTTATTTATTTCTTGTTTAGTTGGAATTAAAGATGCTCCAGAGTAAGCAATAATACAGGCACCACTTCTTTCTATGGTGAAGTGGCACCCCTCGAAGAATACTGCAACATCATTCGGTACAGTTAATCCCATGACCAATTTGGCAGTTTTACTTGAATCGGACTTAACTATTGAACGTAACTTGTATTGCATAGAATAGTATATACTTTTATATTTATAAATGTTTCTATAAGTTATTTATAGAAAACTTCACTGATACTTTTAATTGATTCCTTTAAAATCTTCTTTGCTTTAACTAATTCATCTAATTGTTTTTGAATCTTCTTATTCTTTGGACGAAATATACTTTTGATTTCTCCTTGAGATTTTAGTAATTTAAAAATATCTATTATCTTTTTCTTTTCTAGTTCTAGTTTTTTTCTAACTAATTGATATTTAAAATTAGTTACTTTAATGCTGAATACCTCAACATCTGATATACTATGAACCAATGCTATTTTGATTATAATATCCATCTAACTCCTTTAACTTATTAATTAAGTGATTGTATTTAAATCTATCATGCTCTTGTAAGAATTTAATGAACCATAATCCATTTTTGTGTGCTGAGAACTTACCAAATTTATGATGTTTGGGACAAAGAATTATTCCGTTGTTTACATCCCATCTGGTCTCCTTGAAGTTTCTTGGTATGATATGATGTGCATTAGGCCTTATGGTAGCTCCACAAATAACACACTTAAAGTTACAAGATTCTAACACTAACTTTCTCCATTCCCTATCTTTTTTATTTCTCTCTTTCTTTTCTTGTTTTAATTTATTCATTTTAATATAAACTTGGGAGCTCGAACATAAGAGGAATTTGCACTCTTACACTCCCAAGTTTGTTTCCCGGTTTGGACTTAGAGCGTGTAATGCTTTCACATTAACGAACCTATCCAATGAGGATGGCTGGAGTCTCATCAGCCTGCGATAGAAGCCCAAAGTATTCACACACACTCACTCTTCCTCTCTCATCGATACATCCCCTTACCCAGTTGATATTCATTTAAATTCACCTGAGTGATATCTTTTGTGACACTTATTGCATAAGATTTTTACATTTCTATGCTCGTAAGTTCCACCCTCATTTCCTCTTCTAATTCTGTGAGCTTCTAACTCACTTAACTCAAACTTCTTTTTACACTGCTCACAAGTAAAATCCACATATTCGCATAATAACTTCTTTTGTTTTTGATTCATTTTATCCACTTGAACTCAAATTGTTTTATATTGTAAAGATGATGTGTTCCCATTCTTCTTTCAACATAACCTAGTTTTAATAATTTTCCAATTGCAATTGTTACTGCGCTCCTACTTTGGTCTAACTCTATTGCTAGTCTTCTTATGCACATCCACTTGTCGTGTTTCTTTAGTAGTTGATATATTTCTTCTTGTCCCATTCACTATCTCCTTGATGTGTTTACACACATTTTTTCCTTCTTTATAATTCCCAGGATATAGACTTCCAAATTGGCAAGTACACGTGATGTTACTATCTGTTACTTTCTGTACGTACTTGCCAACTGAAAACCATTTACATCTTGACAACTTCTATCTCCTCTTTTGACTCTTTCGACTCTTTTTCCTTAACTTCGGTCTTTGGATTGCATAGTTCATCATATAAATTCATAAAACTTTTTGCATATTTTTCTATCTCGTCGACCTTTATCTTATCAGATGTTGCTAAGTCTTTTGCATAACTAATTATTACACAAGCTATCTTTGACTTTCCTGCTTCTTCGAACTTATCCAATTTATTTGGAGCTGCTTGTGATATTGATACTTTCTTAATGTTTTTGTAGTTTCCATTAACTTCGTATTCCACAGTTACTTGGTCACCTTTCTTGGCTGGCGCATCTCCGAATGCATTATACCATTCGTCGTTAAGACGCATACCATATTTTCCATCTTTATTGCTTATTGCTTGTATGGTTCCTTTTGTTTCCATATTTTTTTAACCTCCTGGTTTTGTGTTTCCTAAATTTAATAAGTTTGAACATATTTAAATCTTTTTATGCTTCATTATCTACTATTACCAATCTCACTCTCTTACCAAATAATGCTTGTGGAATTGACATTGTGTATCCTTTAATCAAATAAATTTTAGCCAGTGCTTGTTGGAGTGTATATGGTTCATTTCTTTTTCTTGACACTTCTGCTCCAGTTGAGTAACTCATTCGAAATCACCTCGTTTTGTATCTATTCCAAAATGCTTATCTATTAATCTTAGTAAATCTTTTGCTTCTTGTACTGCCCAAATTTTATCTTTCTCAGTTGCTAAATTTTTTAAATTCATTGGTAGTCTTAATCCTATGACCTTGCTTCTAAATTTCATTAGTCTATTCTTTAATTTTTGAGGTAAGCTTATTGGAATCTCCATATCAAATATGTGGTCTGCAGCCATGTAGAACCACAGGTCTGGTCTATTAATTATTTTGAGTGCGTCTTTTGCTTCTTTTGTTTTGGCAAATTCATCTTTAACTATGTAATCTCTTTCACTGTGGCATAAAAATAATCCTAGACAGTATGTTAATCCTTTTCCAAATTCGCTCATCTTCTTGTCCCCTTCATGTGTTTAGGATTACCTTTTTGAGTTCTACTGTTCTTTCTTGATTCTTTTATTTCTGTTCCATGAACTTTGTCATGACAAGTTCTACATAAAGTCATTAAGTTCCTGTTAATATCATTTCTTGGGTTCTCATCAATATGGTGAGTTGTTAAGTTGTTAGTTGCTCCACAATTTACACATCGACTTACTAATAGTCTTTTCAATCTAAAAGGAATAACTTTTTTAATATTGCATCTATCACAACAGATTCCTTCTGCTACTGGTTCAGCATTGTTACCAAATCCTTTTATCTTTTGTTTACAAAATATGCATTTCATATAAATGTGGCAAGGATACCCAATCCTTTTAAGGTTGGGAGGAATTGCCACCACCTCCTTCAATTTCTTTTAAACTATTTTTCAATCCTCTTTTTACAAGACTTATACTCTCTT